AAAATACAGATGATTATCTAAATGAGACAGAAGTTGGATTTCATTTTTTTAACAATTGTAAAAACAATAAAACATTTACACGAAAGGAACTAGAATATTCCGATTTTGCTTGGGTGCTCGATTGCCCAGGTATTGAAGTTGAGGAGGTTGAGTAAATGGAAGAAATTATCATGGCGACATTGCCTAATAAAGAATTAAATCGTTTGATTAAAATTGAAATTGCAGTTGAAAATTTAATTGAAAACGGAATACTTGATGAAGATGTCTTCAACGAGTATTTGAAGGAAGCGTAGATCGAGAAGGTGGAAGAAGAATGAGTAGATTTGAAATCTCCCTGTCTAAAGATGACCTTGAACATATCGCTAACGGTTATGATATCAAAATCAAAATCAACGGTAAAAGATTCTTGGAAACCAATGAAATCATTTTGAAGCCTGAATTGATGAATGATGTTATGAATCCGATATTGAATTATAGAAATAAAATAATCGATACTGAACAGCAAAACCTTGTTAATAATTTTATGGGAGGTGCAAGATGAAACGACCTAAACGATACCCATACACAAGAAGTCAGTGGGGTGAAGAAATCACAATAGCTCATATGAGTGATGACACAACTTTTAAGTTACGAGTGGAGCGAAATGAAGTTACGGGAGAAACTAGGTAATGAAAAACATACTAATTCGCATTCTTCTCGCTTGGTCGCTTGTCGTTACTTGCTTGTTATTCATGCAGCGTGAAGCACAGAAACCCTTGTTAGTCTATCACGCTGATAGTAAATACGCTATTACTGGCAAGGTTACAGAAAAACAAAAAATCGGAAACTTGTTCACTATCACGGTAAACGGGAACGTGTTCGTGGTGAGTGAACGGAAATACAATAATACGGAAATTGGGGAAGAGGTAGAAATTTAATGGATGATGTTTTACAAGCTCTTGCAAAGATGCTGAACATGACAACGGATGAAGTCAGTTCTTTGTTATCAACTTTCAAAGGGAATGCACCACAGATTTATGAAACGTTGTTAAAAGAAAAGATGATGTATGATGTATTCGGTTTTTTTGAAAAGATTTCACTAATAACTCTTATTATTTCTTTGATAATTTTAATTATTTCAATTTATTATTATCATTTCTATAATGCATCGGATGTTACTGACTGGGATGTTCCAAATTGGACAAAAAAAGAAACTTTAAAATCAGAACTGATTGAAAATAAAAAAAGGACATTTAGACCACTTTTGAAATCAAGTTGTATTACTTCTAGCGCAAGTTTTATAACGTTTATTACATCAGTTGTTTTGAAAACAATACTTGCTCAAAATTACATATTCATCATGAACGAAGTTTTACCAAGATTAACACACAGATAGGAGTTAACATGAACACTTTAGAAAATGTAAAGAAATGGTTTATTGATCGCGACCTTGAAAATGGTGGACGATTAGACAAGCAGTCACTCAAGCTGAGTGAAGAATTCGGTGAGTTATGTGCTGGATATCTCAAGAAGAATGAGAAAGTGACCAAGGATAGTATCGGAGATTGTGCAGTCGTGATTGTCGGTCTAGCTTTGCTGGTTAAAGTTGATGTGCATAAGATTTTTGATGAAGTTTTTAGCGACGAATACTATATCATAGAATGTCTGGTCTTTTTGAATAGGGTAATCAGCAATATTCAGTTATCAAATGAATTTACAAATAAAGATATATATATAGTCGATTTAACTCGTTCAATTTATTGGTTAAAATCAATCAGCAATGCACTTGGATATGATTTTGAAGAATGTTTTGAACTAGCGTACCAGGAAATCAAAGACCGTAAAGGTCGCTGGATTGATGGTTCATTCGTGAAAGATGAGGATTTGTCAGATGATACCAAGATTTAGAGCATGGTATGTGTTAGCAGAAGAAATGATTAATGAAATACTGATGATTTCATTTGTCAGAAAGGAAATCATAGGGAAGTTTAGCGATGGCTCTACATCGGTTCCGTTAAAATTCGAAGACAAGCGAAACGGAGAGGATGTTATCCTAATGCAGTCAACAGGACTTTTCGACAAAAATGGTCAAGAAATCTTTGAGGGGGATATAGTTAGACAAGTACGAACCCAGCCAACAATAGAAAATGAAACAATTACAGGGGTTGTAACCATGCTTGAGGGCGCTTGGTTGATTGTGAATGATAATGAGCAATTAGCAAGTGATTTGTGGTCGGAAACTGACGAGAACGAAATCCTCGGCAATATCTACGAAAATCCAGAGTTTGTGAAGGATAAGGAGGTAGATAATTGACGATCAATATTAAGCAACGATTAAAAGCCTTGCAATATATTGATATCAAAGTGAAGTCGAAACATCAGGAAATCATCAGCTTGAAGTCGGGTATTTTACGAGGACAGCAATTTGATAATATGCCAAAATCAAAAAATAATAAAAACAAGTCTGAAGAATTGAACGTGCTGATCATCGACAAGTCAGAACAACTCTATCGGGAAATTCAAGCGCTGTATAAAGAACGTGAGGAACTCATTCAAGCAATCGAATCGCTAGACGATCCGGTGGAGAACATCGTAATGCGATTGTTTTACATCGACGGGATGACCTGGAACGAAGTTGAGGCTAAGCTAAGATATAGCCGAGGCGCTATTCAAAAAATCAGGAAGTCCGCTTTTGGGAACTTATCAAAAAATGTGAACAAAGTGAACTAAAGTGAAACTTTAAAGTGTTATTATGATATTGTCAGCAAGAGGCTGATAAGCTCCTATATATTTTTTACCAAAGGGCGTAATGCCCTTTATGGCGGCGATAGGATTCTCTACTATTTTTGGTTCTCGCACAGATAAGCTCTCCAAACTTTTTGTTTCCCCGGTTCGATTCCGGGCGCCGTCTTAATGACTACAACAAAATAAAAAAGCAAAGGTAACAATATACTATTGGTTCTGATAGAGGTAAGTAGTCGCCTCTCGTTAAGTCACTCATTGAGTGGCTTTTTGATTTTTCAAGAAGTGGAGGTGATGGAAAATTGAATGATTTGACGATAAAACAAAAGAAGTTTGCAGATGAGTACATCATCTCAGGTAATGCGACTGAATCTTATAAGAAAGCGGGTTATCGCGCTTCTAGTGATAGAGTGGCAGGTGTTGAAGGTCACAAATTACTAAAGAATCCTAAGATTAAAACCTATATAGATGAACGACTGAAACAGCTTGATTCTGAAAAGATTGCAGATCAGCAAGAGGTCTTAGGTTATCTAACTTCAGTAATGCGAGGGGAGACTCAAGAACAGACCCTCTGTAGTATCGGTGAACTTGGCCAACAAGTTATTGATATCGATGTCGGGGCTAAAGATAGAATTAAAGCTGCTGAACTTTTAGGAAAACGTCACAGACTTTGGACTGATAAAGTAGAGGCAGACGTTTCTGGAACGGTGGTGTTTGCGAATGAGTCAGACATACCAGATTAAACAGAACGATATTGTCGTAGACCTACCGAAGATGGTAGGTGCTGGATATGGTCAGTTCTGGCGATCGAGAAATCTTTATCGTGTCGTCAAAGGGTCCCGTGGTTCGAAGAAGTCGAAGACAACGGCTTTAAATTATGTTACCCGTATTTTGAAATATCCCTGGGCCAACTTACTTGTCATTCGTAGATACTCAAACACGAATAAGCAATCGACCTACACGGATTTTAAGTGGGCAGCTAACCAACTGAAAGTCGCTCATAAGTTTAAATTCAACGAGTCGTTGCCTGAGATAACTGTAAAAGAAACAGGTCAGAAGATTCTCTTCCGCGGTTTGGACGATGAACTTAAAATTACATCTATCACGGTTGATGTTGGTATTCTTTGTTGGGCATGGTTTGAGGAAGCGTATCAAATCGAAACTGAAGATAAGTTCAGTACAGTCGTCGAGTCTATCCGTGGTAGCTTAGATGTGCCTGATTTCTTTAAACAAATCACGGTCACGTTTAACCCGTGGAACGAGAGGCATTGGCTCAAGTGGGTCTTCTTTGACGAAGAGACTAGACGAGCCGATACACTTTCGATGACGACTACCTATCGATGCAACGAGTGGCTTGATGAAGTCGATATCAAACGCTATGAGGATTTGTATCACACGAATCCAAGGCGTGCGAGAATCGTCTGCGACGGTGAATGGGGTGTCGCTGAAGGTTTAATCTACAACAACGTGACTGTCAAGGAATTTGACAAAGATGAGCTTCTTCAAAACCCTGATAACAAGTTGTGTATCGGCCTTGACTTCGGTTTTACTCACGACCCGACAGCTTTGTGTTGCTCGTTGATAAACGACAAAACAAAAGAAATACACATCTTTGACGAAGCGTACAGAGTCGGTCTGATAACCAAGGAAGTCGCTAAGATGATAAAGGACAAAGGGTATCATCGCTCTACAATCATCGCAGATAGTGCAGAGTCACGGCTAATCGAAGAGCTCAGGTCAGAGCACGGGATATCTCGAATCAAAGAGAGTAGGAAAGGAAAGGATAGTATCATGGCAGGCGTATCCAAATTGCAAGGATACGCTATTTATGTGCATCCGAGGTGTGAACATATCATGGACGAATTTTACAGTTATTGTTATCAACGTGACAAAGAAGGTAATTGGTTGAACAAGCCAGAAGATAAGAACAACCACTTGATGGACGCGCTACGATATAGTCTTCAATGCATTGAAGGTGTCAAAGCTACTGTCCGCAGACGGTCAGATTTTGGCTTGTAGAAAGGAATTAAATGTATCAGATTTTAACTTATCCGCGAGAGGGGTATGATGAAACAGCTTTGAACAAGGAATTGATTTATAAGCTGATTCAAAAACACACACAAGAACGCCAGCGTTTGAAGAAACTCAAAAGCTACTACCTGGGCGAACATGCTATTTTAAAACATGAGCGACGAAACAAGAACGCTCCAAACTTTAAAACAGTAGCCAATCATGCGAAGGATATTGCAGATACGGCCACAGGTTACTTCATGGGCAACGCTATTAAGTACAATAATACTGCTGAAGGTGATATCGAGTCCTTACTTGTGGCGTTTGATGGTGCTGAGATTGACCAGGTAGACACACAGAACGCTTTGAATATGTCTATCTATGGACGTGCTTACGAATACATCTATGCAAAAGAGGGATTGACCGAACTTGATTCGACTAGCGTAGATCCTGAGAATGTATTCCTGGTTTACGATGATAGTATCGAACGCAAGGTTCTCTTTGCAGTGTACTACTACGAAATCAAGGATGACACGAAAGATGCTACTAAGTATCAAGCTGAAGTCTTTACTCAAAATCTGCATTACCACATTGTGCTGCGTGATTCGAGCACAGGAACAACACAGGATGAACAAGTAGAACCTCACAATCTTGGTCAGGTTCCAATCATCGAATACCGGAACAATCACTTTTCGATTGGTGATTACGAGCAACAAATCAGCTTGATTGATGCTTACAATTCACTGATGGGTAATCGTGTCAACGACAAAGAACAAGCAGTCGAGTCTATTCTCGTATTGTACGGTGCGCAGTTGGCTGACAACCTGGAAGATGCCAGAGAAGCAATGAGCATCCTTGCTGAAGAAGGACTTTTGGAGTTGCCAACAGATGCCAAGGCTGATTTCTTGAAGAATGCCCTGGACGAGAACGCTACTGAAATCTTGCGTAAGGCTCTGAAGGAAGACATCTACACATTCAGTCATGTGCCGAATCTGACAGATGAGAACTTCGCAGGGAATAGCTCAGGCGTAGCCATGGAGTTTAAGTTGCTAGGTCTAGAGATGATTACTAAGACTAAGGAAGCGAATTACAAACGTGGTATTCGTCAACGTATCAGCATTTTTGCTCATTATCTGGGCATGCAGCAGATTGCTCTTGAGGCACACTCAATTGTGCCACAGTTTAGCCGTGGATTACCTAAGAACTTACTTGAATTGTCACAGGTTATCAATAATCTTGAAGGTAAGGTGTCACTTCGTCAGCTTATTTCTCTCTTGCCATTCGTTGAAGATCCTGATGCCGAATTGGAAGACCTCGAAGAAGAGAAAGAAAAGAACATGGAACGTGTACCATTCTTTAACCAGGTAAACACGAAGCCAGACGAAGAGGTGACAGATGAAGAACCAGGACTATTGGACCAAGAGGAAGGCTAATCTCATCTATGAGCAGATGGATAAGGCAGAAAAGCAAGCGGATAAGTTTGACAAGGTCTACAAAGAGTCCAAAGCTTATTTAGACAAGCAAATCAACAAAATCTTTGACAAGTTTCAACGTGATTATGGTTTGAGTGAGCGTGATGCTCGTCATGTCTTGAAGAACATGAAGGACCAAAAGGATCTGAATGAACTTCGTAAGGTTCTCGAAGCTCGACCGAATGACCCAAACATACAACGTTTGCTGGCTGATTTAGACAGTCCAGCTTATAGCTATCGTATGAAGCGCCTTGAACGTTTGAGCGACGATTTAGACCTTATGCGTAGTTCTATCTATCTTTCCGAGAGGCAAGGCTCAGATGATTTCTATGGCGACCTTATGAAGGATAGTTACTACAAGGCTACTTTTGACTTACAACAGCAAACGGGACTTGCTTATAGTTTCTCCGACTTGCCAGAAACAGAAATCAAACGTCTACAGGCGTTTAAATGGACGGGAGAGGGCTATTCGGACAGGATATGGTCAAACACTGGGGCGCTTGCTTCAAGCGTGAAAGACGAGCTTTTAGTAAGTCTCATGACTGGTCGAAGCGTAAGAGATACATCTCAAGCGATCGCTGAACGGTTTGAGGTTAGCAAAGGCAAAGCAAGACGTTTGGTTCGCACTGAGTCAGCGTTCTTTCATAATCAAATGGAACTGTTCAGCTATGAAGATGCCGAGATTACAAAGTACAAATTTGTAGCCGTACTGGATAAACGGACATCGCATATTTGTCAACAACATGACAACAAGGTTTATAACACAGACGAGGCCGTTCCTGGTGTCAATTATCCGCCTTTACATCCGTGGTGTAGGTCTACGACTATCGCACACGATGAGGACGCAGACTACAGCAAACTGGAACGTAGAGCAAGGAATCCAGAAACAGGTAAAGTTGAGTATGTGCCTGCTGATATGACTTATAAAGAGTGGTATAGCGAATATGTTGCGAAAAGAAAACAAAAGGGGTATAATCAAGGTACAAGGGAAACTAAAGCAAGATTCTATAGTGAGCAACTGTTGTCCAAGATTTCGAAAGCCGAGCCAAAAATCACAAGCGATATGCAACGTATTGCTGGTGAAAATAAACTCGCTGGTCTTGAATTTCGGAAGAAAACAGCTGAGTCATTAGCTCGTAAAATTACAACAGATAGCCAAGCTGAAAATATAAGTTTATTAAAGGCTACAAGTAAAATTAACGATGCTTTGCGGTATACAACTATTTTCGATTCCGATACTTTTGCAAAAGAGTATTTAAAGATGAAACAGGAGCTTATTGCAGAGGGTTATAAAGTTGTTAAAGTAAAAAATACTTGGCTAATAGATGGACCATATAAAGGTGTGAATACAGTCGTTGAAAAAGATGGTATCAACTTTGAAATGCAGTATCATACTCAGGAAAGTTTTGATTTAAAGAATGGTCCATTACATGAGCTTTATGAGAAATATCGTGATACGAATATATCTGACCGAGAACGTATGAAATTATTTAAAGAAATGCTTAATTTAAGCAATGAGCTTGAGATTCCTAAAAATATAGAGAGGGTGAAGTGATATGAAAGATATTAAATACTACCACACAACGACGAACAATCCTCAAGTGCTTCGTTTAATTGATGGTGTCATGCAAGTTTTTGATATCGAAAAAAAGTGGGTTGATAGCATTGATTGGTTTAATAAAATCTTTTTCAATGACTTCACGGATTTCGAAGAAATTCCAGAAAAGGATGCATTTGCTTATATCGACAGGATGGTAGCGGCATGATTGATATTGCCTTAGCTATTGCAAAAAAAGCACATGCAGGTCAGGTGGATAAAGCGGGTATTGATTACATACAACATCCTCTCTATGTGGCCAGCCAAGTAAAAACTCAACAAGAAAAAGCTGTCGCTCTTTTGCATGATGTGATTGAGGATAGTGATGTAACTGCCAATGATTTATTGGCGTCGGGTTTGTCAAATGAAGTTGTTACAGCGGTACAAATTTTGACAAAGAAAAAAGGTCAAAGTTATCAAGAATATCTTGAAAAAGTGAAATCAAATAATTTAGCAAGAATTGTAAAACTTGCAGATTTGAAACACAACTCAGATTTATCACGTTTGAAATCTGTTACCAATACAGACTACGAGCGTGTTAAAAAATATAAAAATGCAATTCACTACTTAAGCACTTAGAATAATCTAGGTGCTTTTCTTATGCTCAGAAAGGAGGAGCTGATGAATAAGTATAAAAAGTTGATAGAATTGATTGAAAATAACGGTCTTGAGATACAATCTAAGAAATGTTATGATCCACAGAGTGCTTGGCATGGTGAGGAGTTATGGATTGTTGATAAAGAAAACGGAACTGAAATTTTTGATCTATCTATAAATGGATATTGCTTCGATGATACCTCTGTTGATAAAGCAATTGATGAACTCAACAGTTATTTATCTCTTAAAAACATGAATACTTTTGATGATTTCAAAAAATGGGTGAAAAATAATGCTAAGTCTCAAGAAGATGTATAGAAAGGAGTAAAAAAACATGTTCATTTGGGAATGGGTGCTAATAGCACTAGGTTGGTTAGTATTCCTACCACTGGTATCTTTTATCTTTTTGTTTATAAAAAATTTAAACAAAGAGCTCAAAAACAGAAAGTAGGTGATCCGACATCTTGACTTGCAGGAATAGACTGCTATTGTATATCGTTACTTAACCGTATCAGAATTGATGCGGTTTTTTTATTGTCCAAGCATTG